GAACTTTCATAGAACCTCCTGACGCAGCAAGTGTACCACAGACTTCACAAGCGCAAACAATTAAGCCGCGTCGCGGCACCGTGCGCGTCGGCGAATTCGACGTGCGCACGATGCGCGACGGGACGATCCTAGTCTATGGCGACTCTGCCACAATCCGCGCGCAGATCCCCGAAGATGTGCGCGGCCGCGTGGTGCCCGAGGGTGTGCTGTTCGTGACCTCCAATGCGCCGCGCGTGCGCGCGGCGCTGGAAGGCCGCAAGACGGCGTACAGCCGCGGCGGCCAGGTCACCGAGAAGCTGCCCATGAAGGACGGCAAGTACCTGGGCGCGCCCGAAAAGTACAACACCCCTGGAAAGATCGTCGCGCTGCGCAAGCAACTGCGCATGCTCACGCTGGAAGGGGAGCGCGGCCGCTACTGGTACGAGAACAGCGGCCTGGCAATCTTGCGCATGACTGGTGGCAACGTGCATGAGGCGCGCAAGTTCGTGGCCTTGCTGGCCATTTACAGCCCGCAGGCGCGTGTCGACAGCAACTCAACATTCGCGCTGCGCGCCTGGGCCCAGTACAAGGCGGGACAGCCGATCAGCGTAAAGACTGGCGTGCAAGACAAGAAGGCCACCGAGGCGATGGCCGACGTTGACGCCTTCTGGTCTGGCGAGAAGACGGGCAACTTCTTCTTCAACCTGCTGCGCGAAATTGACACCAGCACTGCCGGCAAGCAGGGCGCGACGATCGACATGTGGATGATGCGTGCGGCCGAGTACTCCAACGACGCGCCCACTGCCACGCAGTACGCCTTCATGGAGAACGAGACCAACCGCATTGCGCAGGAAATGGGCTGGGAGCCGCAGCAAGTGCAGGCCGCCATCTGGGTCGCGATGAAGGCTCGCATGGAAAACAAGGGTGTCAAGCAGAGGACCGAGGACACCAGCGAGAAGAAGGGCTGGATCCGCTTCGACTACCCCATGAAGAACGGGCGGCCATTCAAGACTCGTGTGATCCTGAAGGCTCAGGCTCACCGCGACAACTGGCTCAAGCATGCGATGGAGCATGTGCCCACAAAGGAGGACACCGAGCAGGCCAAGTTCGACTTCGCTGATGGAGTCGGGCGGCACATTGGTCAGCTCTCGTTCGAGGCCAGGCCTGGCCGCAGCACGGGCATTCTGGATGGGATCCACGCCGCCCCCTACGCTCAGCAGGTCGAGTTTCAACAGGCTGTCCAGCGTGCGTTCTACGACGAGAACGGCGTTGACATGCTGGCTGTGCAGCTTGGCCTGCTGTCCGAGCCCAGCGACATCATGCGCCCCGGCGTGTGGCAGGGCGACGTGTCACCCAGCACGCAGAAGCGCGTGGCCATGGCGCCGGCGGGGGGGGATGCGGGCAAGAGCAACGTCGACCCGGCACAGGCCGAACTGCTCAACGTCTATGCGTCCGTGGCTGGTCTCGTGGCAAGGCAGGAAGGGGTCGGCTGGCACCGGCCGTTCTACGCCGGCACCAAGCGCGATGCCAACGGTCTTGAAATCGACATTGGCAGGGCACTCAACCCGGCCGAGACGCGAGACCTGGAGGCGGCCATTGGCAAGTGGATGGATGACAACAAGCATGCCGACTGGCAGAACTCGTTTGCTCTCATCAGCTCGCCCACTGGCATAAGAGTTGTGAATTTTGGTATTATCACAAATGGCGTACTTCAATCCGAAATCGTGAAGGTTGCGGAGGGAGTGCTGCCGGATGGATCTGTGCGCGTGTTCGCCTCCAGCGGCGACATGCCAACCAACGATTGGAAGGCGAACCCCAATGGGCAAACTTACGTACAAAGGATTAGTGCCGCGGGACGATCCGATGTTCTCGACTGGGCCAGAAGTGTTCTCGCGCCTCGGGTCCAGCGAGTCTTCGAGCAGTTCGCCGAAAAGTACCAGTGGGGCGACCCCGGTCGAATCCAGTTCAGCCAGCGAGCCCGATCCGATGAAGCCGGCGCAGGACGCGATAGAGTCCTGGGGCAAGGAGAAGTTCGGGGGCAAGTAACCCCGAGCTACGGCACCCCCCGCGAAGGCGCGGCCTCCGCGGTCGGCTACCACTACAGCACGCAGCCGCGCACCAGCCTCTCCAGCGCCATGTACGGCGCCGGCCTGCGCGGTGCCGAGATGGCCCGCCTGGAGGGCGCAGATCCGCGCCTGAAGCAGCGGATCTACTTCTACATCGATCGCGGCACTGGCGTCAATCCTGAGGCCGGCGTGGGCGGCCAGGCGCATCGAGTCAACCTGCAGAACCTGTACGACGCGGACGAAGACGCGCTGCGCCTGCAGCGCGATGCCGGCTCGTTCAATGCTTTCGAGTCGGCGGTCGTCGACGCCGGTTTCGACGGGTACATGGTGCGCGACGCAGGGCCGTCCGGCAACGCGGTGCTGCTGGGCCAGCACAGTGTCCCCGTGGAGCAGCTCGGCGCGCAAGGGCGCATGCGGGGCGAGCAGGTGGCTGCAGCGCGCGAGCGCGTGCTGAGCGACGCCGAGAAGATCGCGAACAACAAGGCGCTGCCCGCCGGCCAGGTGTCCGGCACGCGCTGGGCGGAGCTCGTGTCTCGTGCAATGCCGGACGTCTACGAGCGCCTGGCTGACAGCCCGGTGTGGCAGTCGAGCAAGCCGATGTACCGCAGCGAGCTGGCTCGCGAGCTGCGGGCTCAGCCAATGTTCAGCAACCGCGCTCTCCCCAAGGTCTCGCCGCAGAGCGCTTTGAACGCAGACATCACCGCCGCCTCGGACAACCTGGCGCGGTATGTCAAGCAGGTCGGCCGCGGTGCTCAGCTGCCCAAGCTGACCATCGGCCGCCTGCCCCATGTGCTCAACATGCTGGGCGCGCGCACGCAGGACTTCGACATCGCGACCAGCATCGTCAAGAAGGTGTTCATCGAGAAGCACAAGGACGAGCTGCCCGACATCACGCCCAAGCAGCTCATCGAAGCGATCTACCGCCCGGCCATGGTGCTGAAGTCGAAGGACGGCGGCCCGCGCGAGTTCGAGCTGGTGCTGCCGATCACCAACGACAAGGGCGCCGTCATCGTCCCGATCAAGGTTTCGGTGGACAAGACCGACCCGACGGGCGCGGTGATGTCGATCTACGCCAAGGGCGTGTCGATCTCTGGCGGCAAGACGAACGAGCAGGTGCTGATGAAGCGCATCAACGACGGCAACCTGCTGTACCTGGATCCGGGCCTGGCCAAGCAGGCGCTGACGGGGCGCAAGACTGGCGACGCCAAGCTCAACGGCAGCTTCGTGTCCTGGCCTGGCGTGTGGCCCAAGCTGGAGAAGATGATCTCCGAGCGCAGGGTCAAGACCGACGTCAACCTGATGCGCTGGATCGGCGACAACTACAAGCCGAGCTCGTCGCCGCAGGGGTGGCAGGACGCGCCCGCGTTCAGCCGCCGGGTCAAGACCGACACCCCAGAGTTCAAGCGCTGGTTCGGTGACAGCAGGGCAGTCGTTGGCGTCAACGCTGAGACGGGCCAGCCGCTGGTGTCGTCGAGGGAGCCGAAGAAGCTCGTGCCGCAGGTGATGTACCACACCACCCGCAACGATTTCACTGAGTTTGAGATCGGCCGCATCACGAAGAACAGCGGCACGTTCGGCGACTGGGAGACGTCGCGTGCGGCGGTGTTCGTCACGCCCGAGCTCGAAGATTCTGAGGCCTACGGCAAGTCCGCGGGGCGGTTTGCCTCGGGCGCGAACGTGATGCCGCTCTACATCAAAGCTGAGAACCCGCTCGACATGACGGGCGGCTTTGTGTCGCAGCGCGTGGCCGACCAGTTTGAAGAGGTTGGAATCAACCCCCGCTGGCTGTACCAGTTTGACTGGTCTAAGTTTGACGACGAAGACGGCAAGGCGTTCGTCGAGGCCGCCAAGAAGCTGGGCTACGACTCGGTGATCTTCAACGACGAGAACCCGGACACCGGCGATTCGTTCGAGGCGTGGGCACTCTTCGAGCCCACCCAGATCAAGTCCGCCACAGGCAACTCGGGCGCGTTCGATCCGGCCAACCCGGACATCCGCTTCAGCCAGCGCGCCCGGGCCGTGAGCACTGAGGTCCCCGACCAGGACGTGTTCGAGGAGTTCGGCCGGTTCGCGGAGAACCGCATCGACGCCGACCGCGCGTGGGCCGACGGCGACCACGTCTTCGCGGTGGCCGAGATGGACGAGGAGCCGACCCCTGTCACCAGCCCGCAGATGCTGGCGGCCTACACGCCCGACCAGTTGATGATCATCCGCGCGCGGGACTGGTCACCGAGCGAGCCGGCCGCGCCTGACCAGGCCGAGGTGGCGTCGCTCTTCCGCGACCTGCAGGACGCTCGCGGCCTTGGCCGTGTGCGCGCGCTGGAGAGGGTTGACGCGCACCCGATGGCTGAGACAATCCGCCGCATCGACGAAGAGTTCATGGACATCCTGGAGCGGCTCGACGACGCCGGCCTGGTGAAGATTAACTGCAAGTGAGGTATCACAATGCCAATCTCCAACCTGCTCGACAAGCCCACCGAGGACATGCTGAACAAGGCTGTGCACGCCGAGCTCTACGCCTCGCACCTGTACAAGCACGTCGCCAACCAGATGCAGCGCGCCGGGTTCTTCGGCACGCAGAAGTTCTTCGCCGGTGAGAGCGCCGACGAGATGACGCACTACCAGCGGATCGCCGACTACATGAACGACCGCGGCACGATGGCCAAGGTGCCGGCGCTCGAAGCCTGCACCGAGGTGGCGGCCGACATCGTCGAGGCGATCGAGCTGGGCTACGAGACCGAGCTGCAGCTCATGCGTGACTACGAGGGCTGGTATCGGAACTGCAAGTGCGTGACGACCCAGCAGTTCCTGCTGCAATTCCTGGAGCTGCAGCGCAAGAGCGTGGGCGAGTACGGCGACCTGCTGTCGCGGCTGAGGATCGTCGAAGACGATGCCTGCGGCATGCTGCTGATCGACAAGGAGCTCGGCAATGGCTGAGTGCAGCTACACGTTCAAGACCGCGGAGGGCGAGGTCACCATCAACGGGATGGCCGAGATGAAGGCCTTCCTGGCCTTGAACGGTGTGGGGGCAATCGAGGGTGCGGGCGGTGCGCCCGTGCGGCGGCTGGCCGATGACGCCGCCAGGCAGCAGGAGTTCCTTGAAGGCAAGGCGCGCGAGGCCGGCTACGACTCGGTCGACGAGTTCGTCGACAAGGACTTCGCCGGCTTCTCTGACGCGGCCAAGCAGTGGCGCGAGGAGAACCCGGCCGAGGTGATGATGAGCCGGCGCGGCAAGCCGTCCTGGTTCCTCGGCCGCGACGACCTCGGCAACTTCACCTTCGGTGCCGGCGCAAAGGCCTACCGCTACGCGGCGGACGTGGCCAACCTCGTGCTTGACAAGGTATCGCTCAAGCCCATCGGCACCGACCTGTCGCGCGCGATGCGGCAGATGAAGGTGGAGATCGACAAGGCGCGCGATCTCACCGCCGACGTGGCCGTCAAGCTCGGCGAGCTCCCGCAGCAGGAGCGCGAGATGATCAGCGACGTGATCGAGGGCGAGCTCAAGCGCGGGGCCAAGCCGCCGAAGCGGGTGCTGGAGCTGGCGGCCAGCATGCAGGGCATCATGTCCGAGCAGACCGCCGAGCTGGTGCGCCTGGGCATGCTGAGCGAGGATGCGGCCGGCCGGTGGGACGGCAAGTACCTGCCGCGCTTCTACGAGTCCAAGCTCAAGGACGAGAGCAAGGCCTGGGCACGCGCGGCCAAGGCGTTGCTCGGCCGGGCCAAGACCATGCAAGGCATCGGCGGCTCGAGCCTCAAGGGCCGCGGCCTGTTCCAGACCATCCCTGTGGGCGACCTGGAGTCCTGGCTGGCCGAGGGCTGGGAGGAGCGCGACCCGAACTTCAACCCCGACACCGACACCGAGATCACGGTCTGGCGCGACTACACGCGCCAGGAGCGCGACGACATGGGCGAGATCCGGGACTCCATGTTCCGGTTCGTCATGGGCTACAACAAGAGCCAGCGCGACATCTCGCTGGGCCGGCTGTACGAGAGCCTGGCCGACACGGTGGCCAGCAAGAAGGAGAAGGAGGGCTACGTCCAGGTGCCGCGCACCAACATCGAGGACACCTACGCCAAGCGCTACGGCAAGCTGGCCGGCATGTGGGTTCCGAAGGAGGTGCTCGACCACCTGAGCGCCTTCGACGACTCGATGCAGAACGAGCTCTTGAAGATGTACCTCAAGGGCATGAGTCTGTGGAAGGAGGGCAAGACCGTCCTCAACCCGGTGAGCCACGCCAACAACGTGCTGTCCAACGTGACCATGGCGCACTTCGCTGGCGTCTCGTACTGGGACGCGCACAAGTACGTCGGCGCCGCGCGCGACATCGTGAAGAACGTCGACATGCTCAAGGAGGCGAAGGACGCCGGGCTGTGGCTGGGCACCATGACGCAGACCGAGCTCGTGTCCCTGCTGCCCGACCAGCTCAAGGTGCTGGCCGCGAAGGCTGAGAGCAAGACCGGCCAGGCTGCAGAGGGTGTGTGGAACGCGCTGTCGTTCTGGCTGCGCAAGCCCATGGGCAAGGCCTACGAGGCGGAGGATCTGTTCTTCCGCTACCTCATCTACCGCGAGGCGCGCACGAAGGGCCTGTCGCCAGCGGAGTCCGTCGACTACGCGCAGAAGTTCATCTTCACCTACGACGACCTGCCGAAGAACGCGCGGCGCATCCGCGACTTCGCCCTGCCGTTCTTCGCCTACACCTACAAGGCTGTCCCGGCCATGGCCGAGACGGCGCTGACCTACCCGTGGCGCTACGCCGCGCCGGCCATGGCGCTGTACCTGGCCAACGCGGCGATGTACTCCATCGCGGCCGGCGCCGGCGAGGACGACGACTGGTGGGAGCTGATCAAGCGGCGCTTCACCGACGAGGACTTTGCCGAGAAGGCCAAGGCCATGGAGGCGTCCGAGCGCAAGAACCTGCCGGAGTGGATGAAGGGCGCCAGCATGACGCTGGGCACCTACAAGTCCATCCGCCTCGGCATGGACGAGGCCACCGGCCTGCCGGTGTTCCTGGACGTCAGCCGGATCTTCCCGGGCGGCGACATGTTCGATGCGGTCAATAACGCGGGCGGCGTGCCGCTGCTCGCCCCCATCACGCCGAACAACCCGATCCTCACGACGGCCTACGCGATGCTGGCCAACAAGGACACGTTCCGCGGCAAGGACATCGTGACGAAGGCGGACACCGATGCGGAGGCTGCGAAGAAGCGGGCCGAGTGGGCGTGGAAGCAGTTCACCCCGGCAATCGCCGTGGGCAACACACACTTCGAGCGAGCGATGAACGTGATCGCCAACCAGGTCGGCGAGCCGGTCAACCTTGGCATCGCCGAGTACACGGGCATGGACAAGCAGGGCCAGCCGGTGTCGCTCTTCTACTCCGCCCTGAACACGGTCGGCATCAAGGCCAGGCCCATCGACCTGGAGCTGTCCGAGCAGATCCAGCGCTCGCAGACGCAGGCCCTGATCCGGGAGATTCAGGCGCAGATGAGCAGCCTGCGGCGCCAGGCTGCGAAGGGTTCGATCTCGCAGGAGGCTGCCGACCAGCAGACCGAGCTGCAGCGCCTGAAGATCGAGCGCCTGCGCGAAGGCCTTACGGTGGAGGGAGAGGAGCGGCCGTAGCGTGGATGGCTCGGCGCATGGCCTCCTTGGCCCTGTGCCTGGCCTGCCGCTCGACCGCGGTGAGCTTGGCTCGCCTGGCGTCCCGCCCGGGCCCTAGCTTGTAGACCTTCAAAGCGTCGCGGCCCAGCGCGTCCTTCTCGTACATGCAGATGTGCGCAGCGCCTGCGCGGTGCAGCTCTCGCGTGTACTCCAGGACCGTGACGTAGTGCAGCCCGGTCTGCTCGGCGAGCTCGGCGCAGGTGTACGCGCCGTCGAGCAGGAGCTTGATCAGCTTGGCCTGCGTGAAGGCGTTGATCTTGAAGATGCGCCGGCCCTTGTTGCTGGGCGGCATCAGACCTCCTCCCCGCGATCGTCGTAGGTCACGGTCGACGTATCACCCAGCCGCCACTTCGCGTACTGCTCGACGCGGTACTTGCGCGTGGCCACCTTGAAGTCTGGGAACTTCATGTCTTTCGGGTTGAAGGCTGGGTCGTAGAAGCGGCAACGGTTGTTCGGCTGCAGCGCGATCTGCCCGTTGTCGAGCGTGATCACGTTGTAGCCCTTGTGCTCGTCGACCGTCTCGCTAAAGGTGAAGTCCGGGATGCGCGGGTCGGGATTGCAAGTGTCAAGCGTGAACTGATAGACGCCATGATGCGTCTGCTTGTCCTTGCCAAAGAACTCGCAGCGCAGACCCTTGAGGAGCGGCTTCTCCACCACCTCGACGTGATAGCTCATCGCGTCCCAGATCTGCAGCACGTCCAGCGGCAGCGGTTGACAGCCCAGCATGTAGTCCGTCGATCGCCACAGGAACGCGCTGATCGGCAGCTTGTCGTACAGCGCGCCGTACTCTGGCAGGTAGGTCTCAAAGCGGAAGGCCTCCCCGCGGATAGCCTTCACGCTGACCCAGATCCCCCCGACCAGCGGTGCGTCCTTGTCGCACTGAAAGTCGTAAAGGAACTCCGGGCGCACCATCACCTTCAGCGGCGGCAGCGGGCAGACGAAGCTCATGCCGCCTCCTTGATGAACACCCCGTCCTCGCGCAGGAACCCCTTGCGATCCTTGATCTGGTCGTAGGCGTGGGCCAGCGCGTCGAGCAGGTCGACGCCGGCCAAGTCTGCGCCGATGATCAGCGTCACCAGGATGTCGCCGTAGGCGTCGAGAGCCTCGGCCTTGTTGCCGCGGTGCAGCGCCGACATCAGCTCGCCCAGCTCCTCGTGGGTCTTGATGGCCTGGGCCATGGCGGTGCTGTTCGGGACGATGCGCCGGGCCTCGGCCCAGCGGATGACGGCGATCTCGGTCTCGCGGTAGCTTGGTCGGTTGTTCATGCTCCAGCCTCCCCATCAGCGGCGCGCTTGGCCCGCAGCCACTGGGGCAAGATCGCGTACATCTTGCCGTCGTGGTCGATCAGCATCGGCTCGGTGACGTTGTCCTGCCGGGTGACGTGGCAGCCGTGGATCTCGCCAGGCTCGAAGCCGGGCTCAACGCCCATCTCCTTCCTGACCTCTTCCATCCACCAGCCTGGCGCGGCGATGACCGGCAGCGGGGTCTCGCTCCACCTCTCCGGGGGGATCTTCTCCTTCAGAGCCTGAAGGGCGTGCTGCACGTTGGCGATGGCGTAGGTGGCGCTCATGCCCGGCCCTCCGCCAGCTTGCTGCGCAGCTCGTAGCCCATCAGCGGCCACACTTTGTTGACCGCGTTCTGCCGGGCAATCTTGCGGCCGATGGCGGCGTCGAAGTTCTCGGGCGAGGCGCACGCGCTCTCGCCCGTGACGGTGAAGCCGTTCCTCAACACCAGCACGCAGAAGGTCAGGAGGTGCAGCGGGCTGTTGGTGGTCAGCATGGGCACACTGTCCGCGTCTTCTGCGCAGACAGCCACGCCAGCTAAGCCTTGCGCCGCCGTGAAGTAGTGCTCGCCGACGATGTTTGCCTCGATGTCATCCGGCGTGATGCGCGGCGCGGTCAGGCCCTTGGCTCGGATTTCTTGCTCGATTGCACCATCGTCGGTGCGGGGGGATTGGACGTTGAACATCGGTGCTTCCTTCGCTTCTAACTTTCAGGGGTTGTGCCCAGCATTGATGCGGCCCGCTGGGTGATGGGCGTCTTTGGTTTCCAGCTCGATGAGCTTGTCGATGTAGTGCCTGGCCTTGCGCAGGTCCTCGACCCCGCCCTTGTCGCGCCAGCGGGTGACGTACTTCACGACGTTGCCCTCGAAGAAGCCGAGGCCGTTGGCCGCGACATAGTCCCACGGCTCAATGGCCTGGGTCTTGTAGTGGCTGCCCGCCACCTGGATCTCGTTTGCGCTCATGGTCAGAAGGGGATGAAGTCGTAGGTCCACTCGTCGCAACCAACCGGCACCACCTCTGGTGGGATGGTGACCTCAAACTTTCTGCAGCGGGGGAGAGTGGTGAAGCAGTAGTGGTCGCAGCTCTGACACTGGACCTTGATCGAGCGCAGCCTATTGAGCTCGCGCTCGTGCAGCTCGACGCGGATCTTGAGCTCGGCTTTGTTCATGGCGCGTCGCCTTTGGTGATGCGCAGTTGAGGGGCCTGCAGCTCGGGCCTGTCTGGGGCAAACTTTGCAGATCCGATCGGCTTGATGACGAGGAGGATCTCAACGCGCTCGTCCATCGCGTCGAAATCCCTGCGGCGACGAAGTTCCATGTGATGCAGCAGCCAATCGGGCGCGACATTGGCAAGCAGCGGCTTCAGCCGATCCTCGAACTCCTTGAACACGGCGCGCGAGTGCGCGTCGTCGTATGCGGTATAGGTCATGCTGCTACCTTCTCCCACTGGTGCGAGACAACGGTCGGGTACTGACCGCTGCGATTGACAATGATGGCCGCCGGCGCGCGCAGGATCTTGTCGTCGAACTCCAACCACTCCAGGGCCTGGCCGACGCTGACAGGGATTTCGTCGATCTTCGAGCGCTGCTTCCACCAGGACTCCGCCTTGCGTCGCGCGTAGCCCTCGTGGCTCAGGCAGATCCACTCCTTGGCCGCGCACATCATCCCGTCGTAGTACTCCACGCGCAGGCTCTCCGTGCTGCCCGGCTTGTGGTGCATCCGGTAGCGCACCTCGGTGACAGGCACCACCTCGAACGAGCTGCGCTGCTGGCTGAGGATGGCCGCGTTGGACGCCTGCGCCGTGTGCTTGATGCGCTCGGGCTCGGGGAACAGGTAGCCGCAGTCGATGCACTCCGGCGCGGCTGCAGGGTTCTGGCTGCCGCATTCAGGGCACAGCTTGTGCGGCGCCTGGCCCTTGCCCTTGGCGCTCGGCATGCGGCCCTTGACCTCGTCGACCGGCCCCATCTCGACGGTCGTGTCGGTGAAGTCCGCCCACAGGCAGTTCTCCTTGCCGGGCGCGATGCGCATCCCGCGGCCGGCGATCTGGACGTACAGCACCGGGCTCTTCGTAGCGCGCAGCAGCGCGATGAAGTCGACCTCCGGCACGTCGAAGCCGGTGGTCAGCACGGCCACGTTCACCAGGCAGCGGATCCTGCCCCCGCGGAAGGCCGCAATGAGGCCTGCACGCTCTTGTTTCGGGGTCTCCGCACTCACCACCTCAGCCGCCACGCCGCGGCGCTTCAGCGCGTCCCTGACGTGCTCGGCGTGGCTGATCGTCACGGCGAACACCAGCCACCGCTTGCGGTCGTGGGCGAGCTCGACGATCTCCTGGCAGGTGGCCTCGACCAGGTCTTCCCGGTCGGTGACCTTAGCCAACTCACTGACGACGTAGTCGTCGCCCGAGGTGCGCACGTCGCGCGCGTCGACCCTGGCCACGGTCGGTGCCGGCACGAGGGGCGACAGGAACTCCAGGCCGAGCAGCTCCTTCATCGTCACCCGCGTGGCGATATTGGTGAACAGCGCGTCCTCGCCAGCCGTCAGCCACACACCGTTGCCGCGGAAGGGCGTGCCGGTCCAGCCGATCACGCGGGTGTGCGGGTTGTACCGGGCCAGCTCGGACAGGAACGACCTCCACATGCCCGTCTCTTTCGGGTTGATCAGGTGGCACTCGTCGGCCAGCACGATGTCGATGCGGCCGAGCTCGTGTGCGCGCCGGTAGATGCTGCCGATCGTGGCGTAGGTGAGCTGGTAGCCGAGCTGCTTCTTGCCCGCCGCGGCTGAGTACAGGCCCACGTTCGCGGTCGGCCAGATCTTCACCAGCTTGTCGACGTTCTGCTCCAGCAGCTCCTTCTGGTGCACGAGCACGAGCACGCGGGTGCCGGGGAACTGGGCGTCAGCGCGCTGCGCCAGGGCTGCGATCATCAGGCTCTTGCCTGCTCCGACGCATGCCTCGACGATGGGGTTGCCGCCCTCGTGCTTGCCGAACCACCCCCACAGCTCGTCGAGCGCGCGGGCCTGGTAGTCGCGCAGCTTCATGCGGCCCCCGCCTTGATCAAGAACATCGGCGTGCGCGGCCCGACGTAGGCGCCCGCGGTGTTGAAGCTGAACCACTCCTCCGCCTCTTCGCGATCCATGCCGCCGAGCATCAGGCTGTTGATCACCCCCTCCTCTTCGTACACCACCACCGGATCCATGCCGCAGCGGTGCGCCACGCCGACGATGCAGCGGTCGAAGGATTCGGGCGGATCCAGGAACAGCAGGTCTTCTCCGTGCTGCGCGGCCAGCTCTTCGCGCGTCATACCTTGACCTCCACCAACTCGCCGGGCTTGTCTTCCTTCGGCTGCCCAAGATCGCATCCGCCATCGCCCCGCGTCAGGGAGGAGTAGTTGGACGCGGCTTCCTCGATGTGGGGCGGCAACTTGATGCGGCACGCGCCCCTCCACTCCTGCCCCGCAAAGGAGTCATAGAACCTGCAGTTGTCGCACCTCATGCCACCACCTTCGCAGTCGTGAACCCCTGCGCATGCAGCTCGCCCTTGGCGCGCGATGCGTCGGCCAGCATGACCTTCTGCTTGCATGCCTTGATCTCCAGCGAGCTCAGGCCGCCCGGGCCGCTGCCGTTGCGGAAGGTGCCGGCCTCGGTCTTGTAGACCACGTCGCCGTCGACGA